TCCATACCAATACGACAGATAATGGTTCCATACCTTCCTCCTTCATAAAAAATTCACTATTATTCACTCTCTATATCAAGCACATTTTTATTCTTAAATAATCATTTTCAGAAAGCTTTAAAAACCAGCCACATAAAGGTTTATTATAATAAATCTCAATATGTGATGTAATATAGTCTGCTCCAAGCCTATCCATACATTCTTGTTGTATAAAAAGCTCTCCTGTATGGCCTTCATCATCTGTTGCTATAATCTTTATTCTTCCTTCCAAACACGACCTATTGAGAGTATCCTCAAACTTTTGATAATCGCATTCTGTAGGTGCTGAAAATTCAACTGTTATCATTGTCTTATTCCTCCATATCAACCCACGTTATCCCCACTGCATAAGCCGCCCATATATCGGCTTTAAATCCATAAAACCAATCGGGATTATTCTTCGTTCCCTTGCCGTTCTTTAAGTCGTGCTTTGCGAATCTGTCTATCAAAGCACGACGTATAGTTGCGTCGTTGGCTTTCATACTGTGACAGATATTAATTTTTTCATCCTTGCGTGTTATGTATTGAACATCCTTTTGTAATTGCTTTGCTTTTTCGGTAAACCTGCCTATCCACACACACGTTTCAAACACTTCACGCCCAACCGGCATACCGTAACACGCCACCATTTCGATAACAACAACGTCTACTTGATATACTCTTATCAGACGTTCAAAACTGTCTAACAATTCGTTGTTATCGGTCTTTCCAAAATCTTGCGGTTTCATTGTTTCTCTGTCAATAATGCACCAACCGCTTTGTGCATTACCGGGGTCTATTGCTAATATTACCACTACATTCGCTCCCTCATTATTTTTTCAAGTTCGTCATAATCAACACCGTTGTCATCATATACGCTTTGTTCATTCCCTTTGTGGTATGTTTTCTTTGCACCTTGCACTTCCGCAAGGGTAGTACGTCCCGCATTAAAATGATTGCGAAGTATTGCCTCTATGTACCTGTAATTACGTTTGTTGTTCTTTACAGCTTCTTCGATTGCGTATATAACAACGTCCTCCGACATATCATTCAGCCAATCATCTAAGCCTCGCAGTGTAATCGGTGTCAAAGGTGCTATATTGTTCTCATATAGCTTAACAATTCTTACAGGCAGACGTGGCAGTTTCCTTTCTTCTACTCTCTTTTCTTTTACTTTACTTTCTTCTACTTTCTTTTGTTCGGAAATGTTTACATTTTTGCTTGAAATGTTTACATTTTCATTTAAAATGCGTACATTCTTATAAATTTGGTTGACTTTAATTAAGAGGTACTCTTTTCTGACTTCAACTTCTTTACGGCGACTGACTGCCTCGAAGTATCTTTCTTGTATGCCTCTCGAAGTCAAGATTTGATACTTGTCATAAAGTTCACTGTCAAATATACCTCTTTTAATCGCGGCTCTCACTATTTCGGACACGGCATCACCACCCAAACCTACATTCTTTCCGAACAATAATGCAACGTCTTCTGTCCATTCACAATAGTAACCTTGCTGTCCGTATATCTTTTGGAACAACTTAACGACTATCGCAAACCCTTTCAGTCCAAATTCAGCCTCGATTAATTCAAATTTATCATCTAAATGTACGTTCAGCGGAAAGTAGTTAATTCCATTGTTCATACACTACACCTCTTAAAACGGCAAATCTTCTTCATCACCGATTGTTGCAAAATCCTCGCCGTATTGACTGTTTAAATCATCAATACTGCTATCTGAAAAATCGGTGTCATTTCCCTTTGTCCCGCTTCCTGACTTGCTACCTGTAAAGTATGCCTCATCTACAATAACTTCTGTCGCATACTGCTTTTTACCGTCATTACCGTCCCAACTTCTTGTTTGAATACTTCCGACTACCGCAATCATACTGCCCTTTTGGAAATATCGTGCGATAAATTCGCCTGTCTTACGCCACGCAATACAGTTAATAAAATCAGCCTGTTGTCCGCCGTCTTTTACAAATCTTCGATTTACCGCAATAGTAAATCTTGCGACTGAAAGATTGTTTTGTGTTTGTCTTATTTCAACGTCTTTTGTAAGACGCCCCATTAATATAACTTTATTCATACTTGCACTCCCTCTAATTTAAACTTCTTAATGTTCTCTTTATGTCCCTTAATGCCGTTTTCAGCATATATTTTCGAAGTTTTGCATTGTCTGTACGAGTATGATACCCGCAGTTCACATCATAGGTCGCAAATAATCGCCGACCGCAAACAACATAAATATCGTTACCCTCGAATGCATTCACTACTTTTTCATTTTCATAAACTACTACTTTCATAAATAAC